CAGCCCCATAACGTTATTAACATAGGAGTATCATAGGTATGAATAAGGAGATCGAACTTTTAAAGGAAGTCACTGGAATGATGAGAACTATTACCAGCGTTCAGGCGATCGCAAGATCATCTGGACATCCTCACCTTCCTACTGTATTTTCACAGGAGGTATGGAATATGGTTGATAATTTGAATTATCTAGTGAACGTACAACTAGAAGAATTGGCATTATCTCACTCGTATATATGGAAAGATAAGAAAGCTAATTGTGGAACTTAAGCTAACGAACCTCCCCAAGTAGAGCGACGACCTGAAGGTAACGTCTCGAATAAAAGGACAACGAAATGCTAAACCTCCATATACAAACTATCTTATTCACTGATATACGACCGAGTTTTGCTGATTTTGAAAGAAAATGCGTCAAACTTGATGTAAGGGATGTTCTTCTTACCAAGGATGGTTGCTTGATGTTAATCATGCCTCCATTTCCGTTTCTTTCTAAGCCTTTAACTAGGTTTACTAAAAGTAAAATCTTATTGTCTTACCTATTTTCTCCAAAATGATAATGTGTTGGGGACTGGACTGCTTTTAAGTCTTGGCATGTCGCCTAGATGAAGACGTTGTACATCCTATTAAAAGGAGGACAACATGATCGTTCGTAAAAACGAAGGACCTCAAAGTCTTCAGAGTAAAGTGACATTCAGACTTGTTGTTGTAGGAATACCACTGCCTATTGCCTCACAATTTTCTTGTGAGGTAAACAAGTGGTCTGTAAATTCTGGTGAAGAGTGGACTATAAAAAGGATAAAATCTTTAAAAGTCGATCTTCTCCGTATGCAAGCAGGGCTTTCTCCTTTATCCCATTGGGTAAAGAAGAAAAATGGATCCTTTGCAGGGTCCATAGGTGCTCTTTTCAAATTTGCATCTTTATCAGAAAGGAATTTTAGCAGAGTGTTACAGGCCTTTATGGTCTACACAATGTTTCAATTCAAAACTGCTACAGATTCGCAACTAGAAAAGTTCACGACCGCTGTTGAATCTCCATCTATTCCAATAGATGAAGACTTTCTTCATGATTTTTGCATGAAGGCAAAGAAGTTTACAGGAAGGCTTAATGTAGCAAGACCCTTATGGGGTAATTCTCTGTTGTTATACAGAGGGTCACCTACAAAGACTTGCCCAGTTATGGAATGGGAATTAAAAAGATCTCAAGGAGAAGAAGTTCTCCGGAATTGCGAGTTCTTTAGAAAACCCAGATCCCATAGCGATCTTTACTCCGTTTATAGGTTATTGTATGCACCTGTCCTGAAAGGACTGGGATTGACGAGGTTGTATAATCGTTTAGATTATCCATCCGACTCAACGATCAAGATTAATCCTGAAGACATATCAGGAGGAAAAATTGGTCTTATACAGGAACCAGGAGGAAAGCTTCGCTCAATTGCTAATCCACATTTAGTACATCAATTGGCTCTCAAGCCTATTGGTGATGCTTTATATGCATTAGCAAAGGACCTGCCATGGGATTGCACCCATGATCAGACATTGCCTACTCAAACATTGCAAAACCATCTTACTAAAAAGTTGATCGTTCATTCTGTTGATCTCTCATCTGCTACGGATCTTTTTCCGTTGGAGATACAGACTTCATTATTAAGGTCTCTTTTTGGCCCCATATTGGATATTGACTTAATTCATCTTCTATCTCGTTCATCTTGGAAGTATAAAGATGATGTGATTAGATGGAAAAAAGGTCAGCCATTGGGACTATATCCATCCTTCGGGATGTTTACAGTCACTCATGGTTTTCTTTTATGGTATCTGAATGGATGTATCCACAACAATCAGTTCTTTGTCGTTGGAGACGATGTAGTGATATTGAATGATGAATTATTCAATAAATATATACAAGTCCTATCAGATTGGAAGGTTCCTTGGTCACCAGATAAGTCTTTGTCTAGTGATTGTCTGTGTGAGTTTGCTGGAAAAGTAATCACCAGCAAACAAGTTATTGCACAGATGAAGTGGAGAGAAATCAGTGATAAGAATTTCATTGATCTTTGCTCACTTTTAGGAATACGGTCTCGCACTCTCTTACGCCCACGCCAAAAGGTTGTATTTGATCAGATTGCTAGTTTGATCAAACCATTTGGATTGGGATTCAATCCTAAAGGGGAAACCCTGCAGGATAGGATAACGAAGACGGAAGTCTTTTTATCAGAGAGGAAGCTGTCCAGCTCTGTTATGGAGCTGCACGGGTTAATTTCCAATAACCTTTACGGTAATGGAAATTATGACAAAATACGACCAGAGAAGTCATCCTTAAACATAGATGATTTACTTAGTCTTTTGTCAACCTTCGACAAGAAGGTACGTGGTATATTGCAGACGGTGTTACCTGGTATAGGTAACTCTGAAGGAATTCCTCCTGTTTCTCTTCAGGGATTTTCTACAATACCTGAGGTCCTCGGAAAATCCGATTTACCTCATGTTTCTGTTATACCTAGCGTGGTGACACAGCTAGATTACTATGAGTCTATCCTACAAAAACAGTAGAATGTCACAACTCTGAAG